AAGATAACAACGGAAGCCTACGTCCGTGATCCTCGTTTTGAGGTGATCGGCGTGGGTGTAAAACTTAACAATCAACAAACGGAGTGGGCAAGTGGAACGCATGAACAGATTAAACAATACCTCAAGGGCTTCCCTTGGGAAAAAGCTATGTTACTTTGCCATAATACTATGTTTGATGGTGCCATTCTTAATTGGCGTTTTGATATTCGTCCTCGGATGTATACCGATACTTTGTGTATCGCCCGTGCTCTACATGGGACTGAAGCTCGCGCAAGTCTCTCTGCGGTTTCTGAGAGATATGGTGTCGGCGCTAAAGGGCACGAGGTACTCAACGCAATCGGTAAACGGCGTGGAGATTTTGAACCCGAAGACTTAGGTAAGTACGGGGACTATTGCGTCAATGACGTAGACCTCACCTACAAACTGTTTAGCATAATGGTCAAACGTTTCCCGCGGGAAGAGTTACGTCTTATAGACGCTACGTTGCGTATGTTTACTGAGCCTACGCTGACATTGGATCGTGACCTGTTGAACTCTCACTTGCAGGACGTAAAAGCACGTAAGGAAAAACTGTTAGCTGATGCAGGTATAGAAGATAAGAAAGACCTGATGTCCAACCCCAAGTTTGCGGAGTTGTTGAAAGGGTTTGGGGTGAAGCCACCCATGAAAACAAGCCTGACTACAGGCAAAGAAACATTCGCATTTGCAAAGAGCGATGAAGATTTCAAAGCGTTAGCTGACCACACAGATGATAGGGTACAAGCCTTAGTAGCCGCACGGCTCGGCACGAAGTCTACGTTGGAAGAAACGCGGACACAGAGATTTATAGACATATCGGACCGTGGCCTTCTGCCCGTCCCTGTAAGATATTATGCGGCGCACACTGGGCGTTGGGGCGGTGATGATAAGATCAATCTGCAGAACCTACCTAGCCGTGGGCCAAATGGTAAGAAGTTAAAGGGTAGCATAACAGCACCCGAAGGACATTCATTGATCGACTGTGATAGTTCGCAGATCGAGGCGCGTGTATTGGCGTGGCTTGCAGGGCAAGATGATTTGACCAAGCAGTTCGCGGATGGCGAGGACGTATATAAATACATGGCGTCTAGTATATATAACGTGCCAGTAGACGGGGTAAGCAAAGACCAGAGGTTTGTGGGTAAGACCACAATTCTTGGTGCAGGGTACGGCATGGGCGCACCGAAGTTCCAAGCACAGTTGCAGGGTATGGGTGTGTATATAGAGTTGGACGAGGCTCGGCGCATTATACAAGTGTACCGCGATGCCAATGGCGCGATCAGTCAACTATGGCGCGATGCGAACAACACTGTACAGTACATGCAACGCGGCGACAGCTTACAGTTTGGTAAAGAAGGTGTGTTAAAAGTGGACGCACCTACCAGCTCAATAGTCTTACCTTCTGGCCTACCTATGTTCTATCATGGCTTGGCGGCTGAACGTGGGGAGCGCGGGTACGAGTACACATACAAAACCCGAAAAGGCCCGAACCGTATATACGGCGGCAAGGTAGTGGAGAATGTGTGTCAAGCTATTGCACGTTGTATCATAGGTCACCAAATGTTACTTATTGCCAAGAGATACAAAGTTGTGCTAACAGTACATGATAGCGTTGTGGCCTGTGTTACTGACGAAGAGTTAGATGAAGCACGAGCATATGTTGAAGAATGTATGAGCCAGATACCCGATTGGGCAGAAGGTTTACCCATTACATGCGAGAGCGGCACGGGTAAATCATATGGAGAATGTGAATGACAAAAGTATGGCCGTGGTCTTTCAGTAAAATAAAAGACTTTGAACAATGTCCAAAACAATACTACCATAAACACATCCTAAAGGAGGTGCCATTTGTTCAGACGGAAGCCATACTTTACGGCAACGCGTTTCATAAAATGGCAGAAGACTTTATTGGTAAGGACGCACCGATCCCCGCGAAGTTTAGCTTTGCGACCAAAGCCCTAACATCTTTGAAGAACAGACAGGGTGACAAACTCTGTGAACTAAAGATGGGTCTAACAGAAAACCTAGAAGCCTGTGACTTCTACTCCTCGGACGTTTGGTTTCGTGGGATAGCTGATCTGGTAATAATGGACGACGATGTAGCGACAGTGATCGACTACAAGACAGGCAAGTCGTCTAAGTACGCCGACAAAGGACAGTTGGAGCTAATGGCTCTCTCGCTCATGGCACGTTACCCACAAGTAAAGAAGGTACGTGCAGGGTTGTTGTTTGTAATATGTAATGACTTGGTAAAAGACACATACATGGAGTACGATAAGAGTAAGCTGTGGGAGAAATGGCTCGGCAAGTACGGGCAGATGGAGACTGCAGCTAAAGAGGACATGTGGAACGCACGACCTAACGGGTTATGCAGACGATACTGTCCTATAATCGAATGTGTTCATAACGGAGCTAACTAATGCCATACAAAAACCCCAAAGATCGTCCCAAACAAAAGAACGCACCAGTTGGTAGCAAAACATTTGAAGCCCGTATGGAACGGCAACGTGCAAGACGCGCTATGGATAAGAAGGGTGTGGATAAGAATAAGAACGGCAAAGCCGACAAGCGCGAAGGTAAAGATGTTAGTCACAAGAAAGCCTTGTCAAAAGGTGGGACAAACAAAGACGGCGTACGTGTAGAAAGCCGCAGTAAGAACCGCGCACGTAATTATAAAAAGAAGAAATGATTTAGGGAAATCCCTAAATAGGAGAACACAATGCAGATTATAGATGGTAAGGCGTTGCTGTTGAAGCTACGCAATCCAAAACGTGTCACTGAAGTGATACCAAAAAGCAAAACTGTGGAAGACCACGAGGTGCTAGTCAAGTGGGGCATCGACGAAGCGCACAGTTTGCGGAAGCTAAACATTGATGTGCCGTCACCTATAAATGGTAGGTACAAGTGGACAGGTAAGTACACACCATTTGACCACCAAAAGAAGACCGCGGCGTTCTTCACCATGAACCAAAAAGGGTTTTGTTTTAACGAACAAGGTACAGGCAAGACCGCCTCGGCTATATGGGCGGCAGACTACCTGATTAAACAGGGCAAGATAAAACGTGTGCTAGTTATATGTCCGTTGTCTATTATGGATAGCGCATGGCGTGAGGACTTATTTACCTTTGCACCGCACCGAAGTGTGTCAATAGCATATGGCGCGGCGAAGAAACGTAGAGAGATTATCGAGCAAGGTTCTGACTTTGTGGTGATAAACTATGACGGAGTTGAGATTGTAGCTGATGCTATAATCAACGGAGGCTTTGATCTAATCATTGTTGACGAGGCTACACACTACAAAAACGCGCAGTCTAAAAGGTGGAAGGTGTTAAAGCGAATAGTGACGGACAATACATGGTTGTGGATGATGACAGGTACACCTGCCGCGCAGTCACCGCTCGATGCTTACGGCCTAGCCAAGATGGTAAACCCTAACTCAGTACCAAGGTTCTTTGGTTCGTTCCGTGATATGGTGATGACCAAGGTAACGCAGTTTAGGTGGGTGATAAAACCTCATGCCTCGGACACTGTGTTTAACATCTTACAGCCTGCCATACGTTTCACGAAAGAAGAGTGTCTTGATCTACCTGACATGACATACACAAAGCGAGTTGTAGAGCTTACGCGTCAACAGAAGAAATACTACAACCTGCTCAAGAAGAGCATGACCATGAAGGTTGGTGATGACGAGATCACAGGCATCAACGCCGCTGTCATAATGAACAAGCTACTACAAATATCTGCAGGGGCGGTATATACAGACGAAGGTGACACCTTAGAGTTTGACATCAAGCACAGATACAAAGTTCTTAAAGAAGTCATAGACGAGAGCAGTCAAAAGGTGTTGGTATTCGTGCCATTTAAACACACCATTGACATATTGACGGATAAGTTGCGTAATGACGGGGTGACTACAGAGGTAATCAGGGGGGATGTGCCTGTAGCACGACGAACTGATATCTTCAAACGGTTCCAAACAACCCCCGATCCAAGGGTGCTAGTCATCCAACCGCAGTCCGCGGCACACGGTGTTACGTTAACAGCCGCTAACACTGTAGTCTGGTGGGGGCCGACCTCTTCCTTGGAAACATATGCCCAAGCTAACGCTAGGGTTCACAGGTCTGGACAGAAGCACCCGTGCACAGTTGTGCAGTTGCAAGGCTCTGCTGTGGAAAAGCGTGTTTACTCACTTCTCGATAACAGAATAGACGTACACACAAAAATGATAGATTTATACAAAGAAATACTTGACTAGGGTATTCCATACCACTAGAGTATAATTCTCGTTACTAGAGGAGAACGTAAATGACGGATCAATCCGACATCCCTGCGGACAAACTGACAAAAGCCTACATAAAATTAAGGGCAAAAAGAGCAGAGATATCCGCAAAATATAAAGAAGAAGATGGAGCGTTGGTACGCCAACAGGAAATCTTAAAGAATGCGCTTCTGGACTATTGTGAGAACCACAATGTCGAGAGTGTTAGAACCTCCGAGGGTTTGTTTTTTAGGTCTACTAAAACAAAGTATTGGACTAGCGATTGGGAGCAAATGTACAGCTTCATAAAAGAGCATGATGTACCTGAGTTCCTAGACAAACGTCTTAACCAGACCAATGTAAAACAGTTCTTAGAGGAAAACCCAGATGTTCTACCCAAGGGTATGAACGTAGACACAGAGTATGTCATATCAGTAAGGAAAAAATAATGGCAGAACCATTTGTACCAATAGAGGATTTGGCGAAGCATTTCGCAGTGTCCATTTCTACTATCCGTGCGTGGGTGCGGCAGGGGCATATCCCTAAATCCACATACATTAAAATCGGTAACACTTACCGTTTTAATAAAACTTCCGTAACCGAAGCCCTAACAGGTAAGGCCAAAGAAGCAGAACAGGCTGAAATTCGTAACGAGCCTGTAGAAGAACAGTTGGAATTTAACTTCCACGCAGATGCAGACATCTAAGCCAAAAAAGGAGAACGACATTGGCAGAAACATATATCATTGAGGGCATTGAAGCCCTATGGCCGAGAGTAGATCAGACCTACGCGTTTGATAAAAAGGCCAATCGCAGTATGCCTTGCGGCCCACGCGATACCAACGCAGAGTTTTCTATACAATTCCGTATGGATAACCCAACAGCCAAAGCATTGTTCGCGGCTATGAGCGCTTGCTACTTAGCTAGTCGTGAAGATAAGTGGGCAGAGAAGTTGGCTAACCCGTTTGTCAAAGACGATAACGGTTCTATTACGCACAAAGCCACATTGAAGGGCGCGTATAATGGACAAGTCACTGACAAACCAGCCCAGTACGATTCACAGGGTAACACGTTAGCAGAAGACTTTCAGTTGACTACTGGCAGTACAGTGAACGTAGCTGTGCAACTTATCCCGTACGATTTCGGTGGTAAGCAAAGTGTATCTCTACGGCTCAAAGCTGTGCAGGTTATTAAGTATGTACCAATGGAACGCTCTAATCCGTTCCGTGCAGTCGAGGGTGGGTTTGTTATGGACGACCCTAACCCTTTTAAGCCCACCACCAACAATGTGTTGGAGATGAAACCTGCCGTTGAAGAAAGTGACGACATGTTTGAAGAGCCAGTTAAAAAGACCGCTACAAAAGCGGCTGTGGCATCTGCATCTAAAGGTGAACTAGGCGATATCGTGGACAGCATGTTCGACGATGATTGAGTTAAAATCCACGGCTATTTCGGTAGCCGTGGTAACTCTTATGGTATGAGTGGTGGTAATGAAAAATAAAAGGTTTTTAGATTTGGTGTTAGCGCACGAAGGGCAGTATTGCCTGTGGGCTTTGAAGGGCACCAAACCAAACGAACAAATAAAACAACAGTTTTATCCTTCTACAGATGACTTGCTACAGGCGGCGCGTGATCTTGATAACAATGGGTGGAACGCCTTCTTCGCATTAGGTACGTATTTTGACAGTAGTTCCCGTACCGCAAACAACATGCAGTGGATGAAATCGTTCTTCCTAGACTTGGACTGTGGGCCGAATAAAGAGTTCCCGTCTCAAGCGGTGGCGATTGATGAACTACGCAACTTCTGTGAGAACAACGAACTTCCTACACCTACACTCATAAACTCTGGGCGTGGTGTTCATGTATACTGGATACTATCTGAACCTGTTTGCCGCGAAGATTGGTGGCCTGTAGCTGAACGTCTAAAGAAGTTATGTGCAGATCAAGGCTTTGACGCTGACCCATCCCGTACATCTGACGCCGCAGGTATATTACGTGTACCAAGTACCCACAATTATAAATATGACGAGCCGCTACCCGTAGACTTTTATGGGGTAGAAGATTTCGACACCGTAGATTTTGATAAGTTTTCTGTTTTGCTTGGGGACGTACCGATACCAGTACCCCAGAGACGCGAGGCGTCCGCGGTCAACGCGTTTAAAAATGCCATGTATCAGAACTATCGAGGTAGCTTCAAACGTCTGCTGTTAAAAACAAAGAACGGCACGGGCTGTAACCAGATAAAACATATAATAGTCAACCAAGATAGCGTATCGCATGACTTGTGGAGGGCAGGGTTATCTATAGCCAACGTGTGTGAGGATGGTGCAGAAGCCGCTCACCTTATGTCTGCAAAGCACGAAGACTATAATGTGCAAAGTACCCTACGCAAGATGGAGGACACAGGCGGTCCACATTTCTGCAGTACGATAGAACGTCTTAACCCCGAAGGGTGCGAGGGTTGCCCCAACAAAGGTAAGCTGACTACACCTGCGCAGTTGACCAAAGAAGTTAAAGAGGCAACGCCAGAAGATAATATTATAGAGGAAATAGATGGGGATAATACGAAGAGTATAACTATACCTACACTACCAACCCCGTATTTTAGAGGGCAGAACGGTGGCGTTTACTTGCGTGGCACTAACGCGGACGGAGACCCAGAAGAGGTTTGTATATACCACCACGACTTCTACATCACACGTAGGCTACATGACGTGGAGCTTGGGGAAGTTATAGCGTTTGCACTTCACTTGCCAAGAGACGGGGTGCGTGACTTTGTAGTGCCGCTATCCGCAGTTACTTCAAGAGAAGAGTTTCGCAAACACATGTCCATGCAGGGCATAGTAACTTTTGGAAAGGACGTAGATAAACTCATGGCATACACAGCCGCATGGATAAAAGAACTTCAACAGACTACTACTGCTAGTGAAGCACACCAACAGTTCGGGTGGGTTGACGATAAGAAGATGGACGAGTTTGTTCTGGGTGATCAACTTATCACAGCCAATGGTACAGATTATAACCCACCCTCGGCAAAAACTTCGGGGTACATAGATAAGTTTAAACACAAAGGTGTGAAAGAGCGCAGTAGGGAGTTACTTGATTGGTATAATCGTGAGGATATGGAACTACATCAATTCACCGTGTGTGGTGGTTTTGGCACTATACTTATGCCACTTACGGGTCTGTACAGTCTAGGCGTACATCTGTTTGGTGAAACAGGTGGTGGTAAAACAACGGCTATGTATGCGGCGTCATCTATATGGGGTGATCCCCGTGGGCTAACCGCCACTGGCGGAGATACCGTTAACTCGAAAATGAACCAAGCAGAACTTATGCACAACATGATGCTAAACACAGACGAGTTGACAAACTTTACTCCTAAAGAGGCATCAACATACGCGTACCAACTGTCTGAAGGAGTACAGAAAAACCGTATGGCAGGTGGGGGCAACATAGAACGTGTTAGGGGTAAGCCTTGGAGGTTGTTGGCTTTTTCTACGGGCAACACAAGCCTGTACGCGCAAATGTCCATGTATAAAAACAACACTAAAGCCGAAATGCAACGACTGCTAGAGCTACGTGTAGACGAGATGCCTCGTGTTATCGTCAACCAACAAGAAGCAGATGCGCAACTTAGGGACGTACAACTTAATTACGGGCACTTTGGGCCAGAGTTTGTGCAGTATGTCATAAATAATAAAGATGCCATTGCCGCAGATTACGCGCAGATAAAGGCCAAGTTAGATAAAGCGGCAGGGCTTAATAATGTTAACCGCTTCTGGTCTGGGGGGTGCGCGTCTATCTTAACAGGAGCTTTGGCGGCTAAACGTTTAGGTATAATATCCTATGACTTAAAGAAATTATTTAAGTGGGTGGTTAACCAGTTAATTCGAGTAAAAGCGTTTGTTGATGATAGCACGGCGTCTGTTCAAACGTTAATTACAGAATATACAACAGAGCATTGGGGTAGCATCTTAAAGATCAAGAGTACAGACACGGCACAAGCAGTCGATGGTATTGCTCCTATGGTTATACCCGATCAAAACCCAAGAGGTTCTTTGATTGCGCGGTACGAGACAGACACAAACATGTTATACATAGTACCTAAACCGTTCAAGAAATGGCTTGGCGAACAGAAGCTAGACTACCTAAGTACCTTGGAGGGGATGCAAAAAGAGATGGGTGCTGTACGCAAA